TGAATACTGATGAATTTACTGTTAACTCTAACATCTGTGCATTGTGTAACGGTGCCAGCAAAACAATCTCTGGCATCCATTTGTCTATGTACCCATCTTGCCATGCAAGTATTTATTAGAGTTTCAGACTCTCTCCAAGAGGCATGCTGCTAGCTGTAGCGATGCCAGTGCTTGCACTAGTATAACTATCTGCCAGTCCTTTGATAGGTCTAGCTGTGGCAACAATTTGATTACCTTTGATGCTTACAGGTTCACTACTGTGTGCATCAATACTCATCAACCAAGGAATAAGCATAGCTTGTCCATTTTGTGGATTAAGTGTAAGCACAGTGGGTTTTACTACTTTTAAATCATCTGCGCTACTGGTTTCGAATCTTGCAACAAGTTCTTCACCTGTGCTTAGTTTAACGGTAACAATGTCACCTTTTTTAAAGTTTGAAATCACCAACATCTAAATCGATATCTCCAATTAGTTCACGAACGTATTGTGGCTGTAGTCTGTTAAGCGCCATTCCGCCGCCTTCAATTAATAACTTACCGTTGTGGTAAATTTGTGGCATTGTTCTATGCCCTTCTGCTAATAGAAATTCACGGGCTTCAGTGTTTTCTGTAATATCTACAGTTTCAAATTCAAACTCGTTTTTTTCTAAATACTGTTTTGCAATTGTACAATAAGGACAATTGGGTTTAGTATATACCGTTATCATAGTTTAATACCTTGGAAAGTATTACCGTTGACATCTTGTTTTGTACCGCCAATAACATAGCTTGAAATCTCTGTTTCTTGTGGAGCAACTTGTACTTCTGCACCAGCAATCCACTTTTGTGTCCAAGGTAGAGGATTGCTTCCTCCTTTGTATGGGCTAGGCAGTCCAATAGCAGTCATACGCTTGTTAGCAGTCCACTCTACATATTCGTTTAGCAGTTGTGTGTTTAGACCAATCATGCTACCATCTTTGAACAAATACTCTGCCCAAGCCTTTTCTTGATCCACAGCATCAATAAACAATTGTACCATTTCGTCTTTGGTTTCTTCAGCAATTTTTGCAAAGTCTGGATCGTCTTTTGGCATAAGTTTTAACAGTGTTTGCGTACTACCCAAGTGTACATTTTCGTCACGACAGATAAGTTTGATGATTTTGGCGTTGCCTTCCATTTTTTTAAGTTCAGCAAATGCCCAACTACATGCGAATGAAACATAAAAACGTACTCCTTCTAAAATGTTCACACTTACCATAGCTTTCCAAATTAATTTTTTAAGTTCGTATAAGTCAACTGTGATCTTTTTACCATTAACAGTATGAGTTCCTTCACCTAATAGGTTGTACCACTGACCCATTTCAATAAGATCGTCATAGTGTTTTGAAATATCGCTTGCACAATCAACAATTTCTTGAATGTCCATCATTTCATCAAAAACAACACTAGGGTTACTATATACGTTGCGAATAATATGTGTGTAACTGCGACTGTGGATAGTTTCATTAAATGTCCAGGTTGTTACCCAATTTTCCAATTCAGGTAAACTTATTAGTGGATTGAAACTGTCTGCTGGCGCACGACCTTGTACGCTGTCTAGCAAGATTTGTCTTTTGAGATTGCTTGTAAAAATATGCTTTTCGTGTTCAGTTAGCTTCTTAAAGTCGGCTGCATCTTTTAATACATCTACTTCTTCTGGACGCCAAAAGAAACCCAACTGTTTATCAGTTAGTTTGTCAAATTGTTTATACTTCAGTGTATCATAACGTTGAATGTCAACACCGCCGTTTGGATCTAAAAACATCAAACTTTCGAGGTGCTTGTTTCGTTGTTTGGAATTTAATACGCTCATCTCATCTCTTTCTAAATTGTGCAGCTATCGCAGGCTTCTTCTTCTTCAAATTGGTATTCGTCGTTGACTTCTATATTAGCAGGTTCATTTAATTTGTCAACATCAATCTCACCTTGTCCGTCATATGTGTTAAAGTAATACAATTGCTTACCACCATACTTGTAAAAGATCATCAAGTGTTTTAGCATTTCGCTCATGCTGATTTTTTCGTCTTCGTAAAACACAGGATTATAACTGGTGTTTACACTGATGCCTTGATCTACATATTTTTGTAGTATAGCCATAATTGTCATATAGCCTTCTGGACTACGCTGATCCCATAATAGTTCATATTTGTTTTTAAGATGGTGGATACCAGGAACAACCTGCTTTAGTACACCATGCTTTGATTGTTTAACACTTACTAAGCTACGAGGAGGTTCAATACCATTTGTAGCATTTGAAATCTGTGCGCTTGTTTCTGCCGGCATTAGTGCCATTAGTGTACTGTTTCGAATGCCAGTTTCACGCAATTGCTGACGCAGTTCTTTCCATGGCATACGTTCTTGATGTGGTACTAACTCGTCAACATCTTGTTTGTAAGTTTGATTAGGTGTTACTCCGTCGCTGTATTTTGTTTGATCATTCCACAAGCAAGCGCCTTGTTCTGCTGCTAGGTCTGCACTGGCTTTGATCAAATAATAACTCCAAGCCTCAGCAAACTCGTCGATTTTTGCCAAGTCTGGGTTACTGTATGTCATGTCATTTTTAGCCATCCAATATGCCAGGTTAATAATACCAACACCCAAAGGACGTCTGCCCATTGTAGCATTATAAGCTGCTTTGACTGGATAGTCTTGATAACTTAAAAGTGCATCAAGACCACGCACAGCAAGTTCGCATGGTTTTGCGAAATCTTGAGTTGTCTTAATATTTCCCCAATTGATAGCACTCAGTGTACACAGTGCAATTTCACCTGCTTCGTCATTGAAGTCATTCAATGGTTTTGTAGGCAAATCAATCTCTGCACACAAGTTACTTTGACGCACTGGCGCAATGTCTTGTTTAAATGAACTGTGTGTATTAGCATTGTCTACATTTTGTAAGTAAATGCGTCCTGTGTTTTTGCGTTCTTCCATAAACATACTGAACAGTTCTGTTGCGCCAATTACTTTTTTACGTAGTTTAGTATTACGTTCTGCACGTTCATATAATTCTCTAAACTTGTCTTGGTCTGCAAAGAACGCTTCGTATAGTCCTGGTACATCACTTGGTGAGAACAGTGTAATTTGTCCATTGCCAATTAGTCTTTCATAAAACAGTTTGTTAAATTGAACACCATAATCCATATGACGCACACGGTTATCGTCTGTACCTTTGTTGTTTTTTAGTACCAGTAAGTCTTCGACTTCTAAGTGCCAAATTGGATAATAAAGTGTTGCAGCACCATTGCGTACACCGCCTTGGCTGCAACTGCGTGTAGCACTTTGAAACATTTTATAAAACGGAATAACTCCAGTATGATAAGCATCTCCTTTGCGGATTGGAGAACCAAGCGCACGAATACTTCCTGCACCAATTCCAATACCTGCTTTTTGGCTTACATATTTTACAATACTGCTAGTAGTAGCATTAATGCTATCAAGACTATCATCGGACTCAATAAGAACACAACTACTAAACTGGCGCTGAGGAGTACGAACCCCAGCCATAACAGGAGTAGGTAAGCTAATATAAAAGTTACTAACTGCATCATAATAATCCTTTACCCAGCGCAAACGTGTTTCTACAGGATAATTTGCAAATAGTGTAGCTGCAATCAACATATATGCAACTTGAGGAGTTTCTTTGATATCTCCTGTAACACGATTTTGTACTAGATACTTACCACGAAATTGTTCCATGGCAGCATACGTAAAGTTTTCATCACGTTCGTGTTTAATATAGTTGTCTAACTCATTCCATTCTTCAGCAGAATAATTCTCTAGTAGAGAGGTATCATACCAACCTTCTTCAACATTCTTTTTTACTGTTTCCAACAAGTGTGCTGGCTGAAAATTTCCATAAACCTGTTTACGCAAATGATAGTTAATAAGACGACCTGCTACCCACTGATAATTAGGAGTTTCTTCACTAATAAGATCTGCTGCACTTTTGATAAGAGTTTCTTGAATTTCACTACTAGTAATTCCATTGTAAAACTGAATACTGCTTTTGATTTCAACTTCACTAGCACTAACGCCATTGATACCTTCTGTTGCATAAAAAACCACTTTGTGTAGTTTGTCTAAATCAATTGGTTCCTTTGTACCATTGCGTTTTGTTACGTGAATTTCAGTCATGCTAGTATCCTCTCCATACATCTATTTTATTAATTTTTTTTAACTACTGTGTTTATATCTATACTATAAACAATTGTTTCTGACTCAGGTCTACTACTTATAACGCCGTGACGGTAATTAAGCAAGTATTTTTCATCTATTAGAGCACATAATCTTTGTATGCTATCTTTTGGGTTTTGTACAAACACTAGTCTATTAGGAATTCTAGGATTTGCATAATAAATTGTGTAGCTCATACCAAGTGCCAAGCTGTTTTCACAAAAGTCTCCTTTGTGTAACATTTCCCAAGGTGTGGGCCAAAAATTAGAATCTACTGGATCTATGCTAATACTAGAGATAGGTGAGCTTTTCCACCAATCTACAACTGTTTGGCATACTTCCAATGTGTTTTCGATATCTAAACTTAGCCTGAACTCTCTCCACATTTTTAAACGAGTGTGAGGAGATTCAAACCAAGCTCTATGGTTTAATTGCTGTTCCAAGTTTGATACGTATATTTGAATTGACTGATAAGATTATCGTTATCAGTATATTGTAATTTCATTGTATTTGTTACTGAAATATCAACATTGAAGACAACATCAACAGTATTAGGAATAGTTCCTGTTTCTGTGTATATGTCATCTATTGTTGATGTGCTATTTGCAGTATCTGTGGCAAATCTTAATTGACCTACTCTAACACCGTTTGTACTTGAAAGTGTATAATCCATAACTACTACATTACTTTGTGTTGTATCGATTTGAAATCCAGTGTCGCTATTAGATCCATTTGCTGCTAATTGTATCGAATAAGGAGTTGTTTGGTGAAGATGAATTTCACTGTTAAATCCAACAGTTATAACACCAGTAGGAGCAGTACTAAATGTCAGTGTAGTTCCTGTTACTGTGTAATCGCTAGCATTTACTGCGGCACCATCCACAAACACTCTAAGTATCGTAGGCTCAGTTAATCCAATAGGAACGGTAAACTGTGTTAACACACCGTTGCCTGTTCCAACATTAACAGTATCGTTGCCAATAAACAAACGTCTTTCGTCTTTGGCGTATCCATATTCGCCAGCATCTAAAATAGGCAAGTCAGTGAAATCACCTTGCCTTACTCTAATTTTACTAATTCTTGTATCTGCCATTTCGTGCTCCTGATACAGTATTTATGACAAGTTATAGAACTCTGCGACTCTCTGAGCCCATTTTTCTGTCCACATTTCAAATTCTTCTGGTCCAACTTCAAACAGTTGCCATTGTAAATCTCTACTGCACATAAAAATAGCGGCACGTTCAATTTTTGTATCAAACACTTCATTGTGTGCCATGCCGTAAGCTGCGGCTTGCATAAAGTAATCATCAATCCATTCACGCTTTTTGGGCTTGTTAGTTTGTTTGAAGTCCATGATGTGCGGTTCGCCCTTGTACACACCAACTAAATCAGTTGTACCTGCATACAATTGCGGATAGCAAAGATTAACTTCGCTACCCCACACTTCGTCTAGATCTTCTTCGATGTTTTGCTTTACTGTGTCTGCCATCATCTTGGCTTGCAGTACAGTTTCACCTGTGTACTCTTCGTTCTTTACCCAATGCTCCAGTATGTTGTGCATGATAGTGCCAACATTTGCCGCTTCGGTGACTATTTTTTGTGCTTGTTCTTCCCCTACACGTTTCTTCCAGTTAGCAAGTGCTTGTCGTTTCTCTTGGGGTTTAGTTTTGTCCAAGATAGTGGTGACGCTGGGTACAGGATCACCATAGGGATTTTCGTACAAACGTTTGCCGTTTACACTTTTGCGTTTGAATTCTTTATACGGGTAGGGGGAAGTGATGTTTAACATTTTGTTACTATAACATACCCGTGTATTACTTGTCAAGCACATAAGGTGCAAATTGTGCTGGATTGTTTTGCACATGGTCACGTAATGTATGTGCAGGAAGTGGAAACTCCGGTGTGTTGTTGTAGTAAACTACATCTGAATCTTCTTCCCATGGATCTTCACTGTAACACTGCCAAATCTCTCCCCACATGAACCAAAATCCGGTACACACAAGTTCAATTTTATTGATAGGAACATCGATTCCGTAATCCTGTTTCCAATGTTTCCGGCAATCACGTAGTACATTTATTTGGCGAGCTGGATGAGCACTGGACGAAAATCCCCAAGGAACATTGTACTCTTTTGGTGCATGGCAACCGTAGAACAATTCCGGATCCTCATCCGGATAGCGAGCAATAAGGTCAAATTGCTCCTGAGGTGTGAGTGAAATTTCCTGTGAAATTGGCATTAGTACAGGCATGAACGTACTCCTTTTATTTGTCTGCTAAGATAGCATACACTAAGAAGTCTTACTTGTCAATAACTAATTACCCATTTAAAAGTTTTATTGGTGTTTGTATTAATCAATCTATCAATTGTATATCCCAAATTTTGGAAATACAATATTACTTGATTCATTTGATCTGTTTTAGGTCTATCATTGGTAACACCTTGCCATACACTGTAATAACTTACACTTTCTGGATTTGTTGCTGTTGTAGTTCCGGCACTCAAACCTAAACTAGCATTTGCAGTGCCATTACCAACAACAAAACTCCAACTCAATGCGGCTGGTACACTGTATGTAAGAACCAATTGATTACTGGAATTTTTGGTTGCTACAATACCATTTACATTTGCATCATTGATATCAGCAATTACACTGTTTAAATTTGTGCCACTAGTACCCAATGTGATAGTACTACCTGCCAGCACTAATGTTGGAGTTCCAACAATAGTAGGATTAGCAATTGTGCCTGTTACTGCTATTTCAGGTGTACTTTCTGTCATCGTAGTACCGTCACTCACTGTGGTTTCGTATAAGCCGTTGCCTGCATCTTGGATGACCTGTCTCATAAGCGCATTAACCTCGTCATATATTGTAAGGTCTGCTCTTGCCATTGCTCTAGCTTCTGTTTTATTAATATAATATGTCACAGCTTGTCATCCTTTTGCATTTGTTTCTTAGCCATTTTCTCCACAGTGTCATCTTCTGGTTCAGCATTTGAACGGGGAATTGCTGTATCCAGTGTGATGTCTTTTTTGTTGCTTGATCCAACACTAGTAATGGTTGGCAGTAGGTCCAATAAGTCTTGTATACTAACACTGTAACCCATTGCACGAAGTTTAGCAAGCACCATGTTGGTAGGTATCTTAAACTTGCCATTAGCTTTTGCCCTAGTAATTAATTCTTCTAGGTCGTTTAAAAGATCTTCCTGTTCTTCGTTTACTATAACTTCGTTAATCAACATTTTAATTTGAGCCTATTTTTCTCAGTTTTGCCAAGCGATCAAATCTTTTTACTGGATCTGCCATAATACCGCCAAATTCACCGCCTTTTACATCACCGCCATAATCTCTAGCTGCTATTTCACCGGTAGTCATTGCTCGCAGCGCCCCTAGTTTTGGTTTAGGCTTTGGCACTGCCATCCCCACTCGCTTTGATCTAGGTAATGCTTCGTCACCGCCTGGTCCTGTTGGCGGCGGAGCCACAGTATTAAAAGGCGTACCGTCTGGTCTAGTCTTTGGTCTACCTGCTTTTGGAGCCGGAGCCATGGATGCTGCACCAGGAGCCGGATCCATGGTTGCTGCACCCTTCATGCCCATTTGTCTTTGACGTAGTTTGCTAGGACCACCTTTGGTTGTACCTTGTGGAATTCCACCATCTAATGCATCTTTTGTCTTCCAGTTTTTTAAAGGATTATTTTTATATTTTGCCCTGAACT